ATGCACTCACTTCCTAACGGCTGCTCCTGCAGTCAAATTCAAGTACATCCCAAAAACTGGGAAAGCTCTGCTGCGCCCCTGAAGAAACGCTGGTACATCTATTACCGTTTTTACGATCCAAACTTCCGATCTAACCCAAAGTTTAAGAAGGGCAAGCTCAAAATGATAGAGTCGATGAACAAATACCGTACACTGGCTGAACGGCAGGCGGCTGTAAGGATTATTCTGGAAGATGAATGGGACTTGCTCAAAAACGCATCATACAACCCTATCACGGAAACGATGGTTGAAGAAGTGAAGGAAGAGCGGCAGTATGAAATTCACCCTAAAACACCATGCGCTAAAGCGCTCAGGCAATGCCAAGAGCAACTGAAAAAAGCAAGGGCTACCGTTCTGGATATAAAAAGCATGATGAACTATGTAGAAAAGGCTATCGCCGATCTGCGCTACGGCTCTATATCTATCCAAGACCTGAGCAGGAAACATCTACGTGCGATACTGGATTACATGCCCAAAATAAAGCCTGAATTCTCACCCGATCGCTTCAACAAATACAGGTCTTACCTGATGATACTATTTGAAGAACTTATGGAGCTGGAGGCAGTGGAAAGCAATCCGGTCACTGGTATAAAGAAAAAGCCTACCATTAAGAGAATCCGGGAAAGAATGGCTACGGAAGATCGAAAACCAGTCAGCGATCATCTTCAGAGTGTTAATTACCCGTTCTGGAGATTCATGAATATCTTCTTCCATTCCGGTGCCCGTGAAGTAGAACTCATTAACCTGCGCCGCAAAGATGTTGATCTTAAAAACCAGCGATATAAGATTACTATTCAGAAAGGACATTTAGGCAGGCAGGAATGGAAGCCAATAAAAAACATCGCATTACCATTCTGGAAGGAAGCCATTGGGGAAGAGAGATTTCAGGTTTTTCGGAAGGGTAATATTCCAGCTGAGCTGTTGAAAAAATATGATGCAAAAGAGCTGGCTACCCTTAAGCCTGGTGATGTGGATTTGAAATACAGGAGGTTTAAAGTTGTAAAACACAAAAGAAGAAAAGAGCCCACTGTAATATGGCGGGATATAGAGATAAGAGATATACAACTGTGGAAGGAGTGCCTGAAGGATGATGACGACTTTTTATTTTCTAAATACATGCTTCCTGGTTTTGATGCCGTTAACCCCAGGCAGGTTTCCAGAAAATGGAGATACTACGTAAAAAAAAGACTGGGCATTACAGCAGATTTCTATTCGCTAAAAGCAGATAACCTGGATGAAATAGCGGCAATGCTGAGTATTGAAGATGCCGCCAAACTTGCCAGCCATCCTTCTCCTGTTGTCACAATGAAGTGGTATGCAACCGGCGAAACTGACCGCCAAAACGAGCGTATAAAGAGGGTTGAAAACTCTTTTATATAGCTATCATTAAAATTCCCCGGCTAAGATTAGACCGGGGAATAATACTTACTAAATGCTCCTGAGCGCAAATTACGGGCAATCCCCTTCACTTTTTTACGGAAAACCATAAGACGAAATGCAAGTCTGATTTGCAGGCAGAAAAACGCAGTATTTACAGCTGTTTCAGCGCTTTCCACCAAAAAATAAGTCTGAATGGACTTTGGAAACCACGGCGTGCCCTAACCGGGCGCCGTCCGGACACGGACGTGTTACAGGCTAATGAAGTCGATGTCATTACATTAAATCACCGCGTAACGTGTTGATTTATAGCCTATCGCATATCAAACCCGGTGCCTGACGTGGTGTCCGCGCAATAGATCAGATCCTGGAACATGCGGTGTCCCATATAGAGCGTATCCCAGGCATCGGAGTAGTCGGTCTGTTCTTCTGCGGGGTACCGCAGGTTCTTTTCCTTACGCTTATCCTTTTGCGTCTTACCGCCTGAGGTGTAGGCTCCCGCCTTCTCAATGCTTTTGATAAGGAAACCGGAATTAAGTTCAGAGAACAGGCAGGCGCCTTCTGCATTGTTGGCTAACACCGTTTTAAACGCTTCAAAGCGAATGTTGTGAGCGGGTGTGCTGCCGATGTATTGTGGTATAACCAGCCACTTGTTGGCTTCCAGTTCATCAATTACCTTTTGATAAAATGGGTCAGTCTCGGAGTGTTTACCATGCGCAGTGTGATCGTAGTAATAGAACACTGTTCTGTTGCGCTTATACTTGTACGCTTCACTAAACAGCTTAACAGTAGCCGCAATGCTTCCCTCAGGATGTAGCGTATGGAATCCGGCAACCGTATTGAATGTTTTGAAACTCCTGCCTGGTAGAGCATCATATTGGGCTACAACCATAGGAGTGATACGCCACTGATGATCGAAGGCAACAGCAAACGGTAGATCTGTATTCACATCATTGTCCTGCTGGTATTTGTTTGCATCATTAAACGCAGGATAGAATACGTTGTATATCTTATCCGGGTCTTTATTCAGTACTGCAACGTCAAACTCCAGTTTGCTACAGGTCCGATTCTGTGAACGGAAATAAAACTCACCCACAGCAGCCTTGTTCTCATAAGGCTGCATCTCGCTTACATATACTAATTCCTTACGCAAAGCATTTGCGCGTTCTTCGTAAGCCTTTACCTTGTTTGTAAGCTGGTAATATCTGGAAGAACCTTGCAGACATCCATCCAGCTCCTGCTGTAAACGCCATATTTCAAGCTGCAGAGCCTTGATAATAGTAACCGCCTGGTGGTTAACTTTCTTCCTTTTTTCCAGCAGCCAATAAATATCACCGGCTTCATCCATGTACTTGTCTGTAAAAAACCATTTGCTGAGATATTCCGGAAGGTGCCCAAACTCGTCCTGTGCGCCACGTAGGGCCGGTATAACTTCTGTGTCCAGCTTTTTTGGGTCGCAGTACTTAGCCTCATCACACACCATCGCCTGTGCGTTATAGGCGTTGGCGCTGCCTTCCACACGCAGACTCACAAGGCATAGCGCCATACCGCTGGCAAATGAAATCACGCGCTCAAAGTTATCTATAGGCACCAGTGGCTTTGTAAACGATTCAGGAGGGCGCTTATACTTTACAAAGTCAACCCCTTCCACCAGCTTTACCTTCTCCAAAAAAAAGTTAATAATATTGGGAACAACACGCTTCTCCAAACGGTCATAGGTATCGCACACCAGCAGTATCTGTGCGCGGGGCATCTTCTCCGATAGTTTGAGTAAGTGTGGCCCAATACCGCATGTAGTCTTACCTCCGCCCCGTTGCCAGAGGCAATACGTAGTATTCGCGTTAACAACAGCCACCTCTGACTGAGTGGGAGATAACGATATGGAAACGGTATCATCCAGCAGGTTCATCATCATCACTTTGCATGATCTGTAAAACTTCGGCAGCTTTTTCAAAAGCTTCTTCACCGGTCATGTTATTGACCGTCAGGTTATTTTGCTGAAGCAGGAACAGAATGTTTTTGGGAGATCTGAGTTCCACTGGTTCGGGATATTTTTCCAGATAAGACTGCAGTATCTTCTCAGCAAACAGAGCGCCTTCGCGATCACCGATCAGAAACATTTCTGAAATCTTATCCTTCAACAGCTCAATACGTAGTTGTATCTCATAGCGCTTATTGAGCGGCGTAAGGCTTAGAAATACGTCCTGTGCGTTTACTATATCACGATAAGCGGTATCACGGCTGACATCGAACTTAGCCTGTATGGCGTTTGCTATCACCTCCCGGCGACACGGCAAAAACACCTGCCGGCGCAGCAATTCATCCGCATATCGCAGCCGTTCCAGCAGGCGAACCTGCACCTTATCCAGCACCACACCACTACCCTCACCACCAGCTGCCAAATACCGCTTAATTACGTCTTTGTTATCATCCGGAAAGCGTTGCTTAGCCATTCTTTACCTCCTTATATTCTTCACCGGTTGCCTTTTGAAAAATTGACTTGTATTCCTCGTATTTCTGGGCATATATCGGTTTATCAGGGTGCTCTTTCATGAGCTGCCTGTTGCGCCTTATATTACGCTCTACGTTGCGTATAAACGCCGCCAGCTTCACTTTGTCATCGGGAATAGGAACAGTTACCGGTGCCACAAATGGAAGCGTTCCATGTTCCCGGTAGTACTTTTCTTTGTCCCACAGCTGTTCAACGTCCTGTTCCTTATCCAGAATTGAAAACGCCAGTTCTTTACGCACGGAAATGGCTTCCGCATCGTTACTTTCACCGAATTGGTGCAGATCATGACGTTCTTTGTTCATCTGCTGGCTAATGGGTGAACGCTCTGCACGGATTGCTTTAATCACGTCATCTTCCACAGCGTGAGCCACCGGTCGAACAGGCATTGCCGCAGCTGCAGGCGTAATCATACTACTCAGCGCCTCTTCCAGCAGCGCCTGATTCTGTGCGGTGTTGCCACCAGATAAAACGGACTTCAGGCCGTCATCCTTTCCAATATTCTGGTAAATGATGCGGCCTATAATATAGTTGCGTTCACCATCCAGCCACTTCTGAATTAAATCCATGCAGTGAAACTACCTGAATGTCCGCGGACAGGAAAGGACAGCTACCCGGCTACTACATAACCACTTCCGGGAGCGATAATATAAGAAATGGTAAAATGACCAAAACTGGAAGTACCCTCAATCATCTCCGGCCCAGGATAAGGCGGAGCCGGATATCCATAGTCAGCCTGGCTCATAAATGTCCTCTCTTCTATAAGTGTCTTTGTGATAGTTGGGAGCACAATGCCGTTGGAAATCTTGTTGACATTAACATTGATAAATGGCGGTAAAGCAGGGATAGTACATGCAGCATCTGCATACACGCATATATAGTTATCAGCCGTGGTTACATCGGTATATGTAACGCCCAACACGGTATATGTGGCGTGAAAAGTCACATTCTCCTGCTCAATTCTCAGGTAAAAATTACCTGTTGGCGGAGCTGGGGCCTCATCACCCAACGTAATTCGGCGTAGTTCAGCTTCCACGAATCCTTTATACGGCACCGGCTCAGTTATTTTTGAAATCAGGTAAGGGATATTCCTTACCAGTATAGTATCACTGAACTGCAGCTTCACCAGTTCATGCAATGGCAATGCAAATTTTCGGGTAGAGGTAACTCCATTGCCAACAGCAGTAACAAATGCTTTAAACCAGTACTGAACAATACCGTAGTCTATATTATCATCCGGATTGAAGTGTGAAAAAATATTGCTCCAGCTGATAACGCGTGCACCCAAATTGTTTAGCCCCAGGCAGCTGGCAAGCGGGTAAGATATTGTTCCTTCTGTGCCTGTGCTGGTTAGCTCTTTCACCATACCGATAAATAACAGTGTGCGGATACCCCATTTATCATTCCGGCTTTGCTTACAATATGGGAAATTACCATACCACGTATCAGAGCCTGAACTACGGAACTCAGATAAATACACCGGCAGAGTAGTGCAGGTGGTTTCGTAAGTGTAAGTGTCATCTTCGGTACTCTTATCATAGATATTATCTGCGTACCATACCCACTGACGTGTTGAGGTGGTATCATCAAACTCCACCTTAAACCACTGATTTTCCCTGTAGCAATAGATAACAGAGTAATCATATTTTTCTTCCGGAGCGGGCAGATCTGCTTTGGAAGCCACCGGATCTTCCTGCTGCAGGCCGCTGAACGATGGAGAATTCACGCTGGAATCGTTACCAGTAAAATTGTTTTTCCATCCATACACAGGCTTATCCTCTGAGTAATCATCGGATACCAGAGGCGAAGCGTAAGCGGTAAAGTCTTTAACGGCTTCACTTGTTGCATTCCGGAAGGGAACCAGCTTACAAACCCTGCTCTGGGAATTGAAGAGTGGTGCCCAACCGTACCGCCTGCAGATAGCGGTTAAAAAGTCAGGAACAGTTACTTCCGGGCTGAAGAGATTTGCCACATTTAAATCAATATATAGGGCGGCATCTGAATACATGTTCATCGCATGTCCATACCCGGAAAACAATATCAGCTTTTCCCAGCCGGATGGCAGTAGGGATACATCCAGTAACCAACCTGTCTCTTTGAGCATTGTATCTAAAACGTACGACAGCTTTGGAAACAAAAATATACGGGTGAAAAAATAAACCTCCAGCTTCCCGTCTGCAGATACTTTATTCATCCAGCCATCATACAGTTCATCATTATCATTCCGGCATGGAACAACCACATAATCATAGGTGTAATCCCATGTATTTTGAAAATGCTGCACATAGCCGTTGCTACCATCTGTAGCATCCCAGGTGGTAAAATTGAACCTGCGAAGCCCACCGAATGAGAGTTCGCGCAGCTTCTTATTCTTTACCTCATTTACAAACACAGAAAGGCCGTTTTGTATGAATCCCTGTACATCTCCCAGCTGCCTCACTGCCGCGTTATAGGTGGTAGCGTTGATGGTTAGAAGTCCGGTATAACGGAAGGTCATGCCATCGTACACATCCACGGGATAACTGAGCTTACCCTTAGGTGTATACTCAAAAAAGATGTTACCCAGCAAACGTACATTGTTATCTGTATGCTTGATGGTAACAGGCATAGTGAACTCTGCCAATATATTGTCAATAAAAAACGGGCTGGTTCGTTCCAGCTCCAGGCCGCTGTCTTTTGCCAGGTCCAAAAACCCACCATTACAACTGATTCTAAGCATTACGTGTAAATTTCTGTATCAGGTGATATTCCAAGCGGAACATTACCCGGCGTGAATACAACATTGTTAAATGCAAGCTGCCACTCTACTGGCAAAGACCACCTGGTATCATCGCTAATGTACAGATCTGCACTTTTCTGAATGTTGGCCAGCTGGCAATACCTGTCATCGATTATCTGCCAGATAGAAGCAGACGCTGCCAGTTCCAATGCGGTTCTCTCCTGTTCATCCGGTCCGTTCAGGCACCAGCCGGCATCCCCTTTAAAAACATCGCTTCTGATGTTTCCGGATTGCAGCACCGTGCCCTTCTTAAGTCGCGAAGCAGAAGCGTTGAATTGCATGCCGCCGTCCAGCTCGTTGAACTCGCGGGAAAATGATTTCGTTACCTGCCCCTTTACCCGCAGCGAGTCAAAGCCTCCCAAACTGTTTGAATAAACCAGATCATAGTATTTATAAACGGGTCGGTATTCTATATAAAACAGGTTGCTTTGCGCAATAATAACATCGTCAGCATCACGCACTACTACCCGGTAGTGAATCAGCTTTTCATCCGGGAAATAGGTTGCAAGATCTTCCTCGTAAAGGCGAACATCTATATGTGTCAAAAAGCAGTGATCGGTTGAGGTTACAGTAATTGTTTTAACAGCAGTTGTGCCTTCTGCACCGGTAAACACAAATTGTATTTTAAACGTTTTGTTTGCTGCGGTGTCAGGGTCACCTCCGGAAAGGATAGGTGGCCGAAGCAGGCAGGTTAACCATATTGGCTGACCAATAGAAACATTTTTATCTCCCAGCCAGGTGAAAAAACTTTTGTTGATAGCCTGGTATTTGAAATAGTTGTCACGTGAGTACCGCTGCTCCTCTACGCCACCCTTAACCACCGCCCTAAATGGCTCAGACAGGATAAATTCTGTCGGATCATCAATAGACGTCACACCCCTGAATTCAATACGGAACAGGCGTGCCTGATCATTTGCATTGGTATAAACACTGTAGGTATCTGCTGTACCGGGCACTACCAGATTAAGAAGGCTGTCCAGATAGGCATTGATGTAAAAATAAACCTTACTCTGCGCGTCCGGCTTCAGGTTGAATGTTTCCAGTAACACTTCATTAGCCTGTGCACTGCCAAGTGTCAGATAATATAACCGCACCTGCAGGAATAGTATAGCCGTAGTTCCCTGATTTTGGAAAACATAGCGTATTTCATTCAGACTGAATGAGAACTCAGCAGGTCTTTCTATTACTTTCACATCTACACTCATGGCCAATAGGATGAAGGGTTATAAAATGAGGTGTCTGTTTTTTGTTCTGAGAAAGACAGCTGCCAGCCGCAGAAGTTATCTGACAAACTAACTTTCTCCCAGCGGAATGAACCAACATTCAGGTTTTTCCATCTGCCGCACTGGTCGGTATAATATGCGTTCAGGAACTTCCATTTCCAGGCATCCATAATGGTAAACGCCAGTTCAAACGCAGCCTCCATTGCCGGCTGGTTAGCGCCGTCAATCTCAGCCTTTGCAAAAAACTGAAGCGTGTGGTAGCGTACATTTTCAACGGAACCCGAACTATCAGTTAAGCCACCGCTAAAATCAATCTGCACCACAAATGGCGGGTCAATCCTGTTCACAACAGATGCCTCCACTTCCTCCGGATCAGATACAGAGATGAAACCCTTCCGGCCATTTTCGCCGTGCCTTATATTAGGATCAATCGTGGCGAGCGAGGTAAAGTATTGTATGGTTTCTATATAAATGCTCATCGTGCCTCCATTTTGGATTTTGCTTCCCGCTGTTCTCTCAGCAGGGCTGATACCTCATTTAATGCGGTGTAGAGGTACATGTCCTCTACTTTGTCGAAGTCACCATATTTCCCATCTGCTGCCAGTCCACGCATCATCAGGAACATTCCCTGAAACTGCTCCTCTATGCTATCGCCGCCACCGTTGAAAACGTCCTGATGCGAACTAATAATGTGCTGACGGCACCCATCATAAAACAGCAATACAGCCTGTTTAACAGCTGCCGGCCATCTTGCAATAGCAGTGGACTCATGTTCAATGATGTTTGAATTGTAGGGCCTGCGAACATCACCCAGGCTGTTCTTTTTTTTGTTGTAGAACAGCCTTCCTTTCCGGTACAAAACAGCAATCAGCTTTTCCGTTGTCATAGGAACATTATCCAGCATCATCCGGTAATACATTTCACATGCGTGAAACTCAGCCATGCGCATATTCACCAACCCGGATTTGGGGCCATACCTGCCACGTATTTCTGGTAGCAGCTGTTCCATAAGCGTGTTTGATTTATGCACCCATTCCAGGTGTGGCAGCAGTCGTTCTTTTAAATCATCCGGAACTAAGGCAAACGATACCCGTCCCTTTCCCAACAGCAGCCGTAAAATTTCCAGCAGCGCGGTGGTCTGTGGCAGCCGTGCCGCTATCACTCCTGCAATACCAATCAGTTGCGTGCCGGTACACTCTGCCCATTTTTCGGGAAGCAGATACTCTTTACCGGTGTATCTGAAGGCTAACATATGGCAAATACACCGCTCCTGCACCGGTTATCATCAATGGGCGTACTGCCATCGGGAGCCTTATACAGGCTGCTGCTTTTAAAAGTGGGGAAGTCGTCCGCATTGGTCGTCAGGTAGTCCTTCAGCTGGGCAAGATAGCGGTACCCATCCTCTTCAGCTGCCTGCTTCATTTCCTGCTTGTCTCTTGCAGGGGCATTGTTATCACCCTGATAATCCTGATCAGTCGCCTCACCAATCAGAACCGTAAATCCCTGAGCGGTAAAACGTACAGACAGCTTCAGGCAGGCTTTCATTACTGATAGGTTGGCTACACCGGCACGCATCAAACGCAATGCCTCTGCCTGCTTTTCATTGGGGGATTCCAGCGCCATCAGTTCCTTTACCAGTTCTCTGCCAACACCCGGGTACAGGTAGTGGTCCTGTACCTGCGCAATTTCAGGGAGCAGTGCATCAAAGACGCGGTGCGGCTGGTAGAGGTTGAAGTACTGCGAAAATTCAGCACCAGAGGTAAACAACGCCTCCGGATAGACGGCGGGAGATTTCCAGCTAAACACCTCCTTTTTCTTCAGCAGAAAAACATACAGCGCCTCCATAGCCTTACAGGCATCATTTTGCAGGCTGGCCTGTAGCTTATTAAATGCCCACCTGGTGGCAGGAGTATCATTTTCGGTCACCTTACTGTGAATACCTATGTCAGATATGGTTACCTGTTTGCGTGGCATATAGTCGTGCACAGCCAATGGCGCCACCACCCGGCAGCATAATTCCCGCAGGCGCTTCATATCAGCTTCGGCGCTGCTGTCACTGTCTAATACAGCAGAGTATAATTCTTCTCCCAACGCCGGCCATAAATATGTTTCGTCCGCTATCTCCATATTAGGGAGTGTAACGGTTTGCTGGCTGGTATAGGCAACCCTAACATATTTCTGCAGCTGTTGTATAGTGGTGATCAGTGGCATAATTACAGGTTTTCGTTTGATGTGGATTTACCGGTGTCTAACGTTGTCAGCAGCGAACCCTGATAACGGAATACCAGCCGTTGGCCGGCTTTTTCACCGGATGCATCTTTGTTATACTTTTTGGTCCAGCCGTTAAACCGCGCAACGGTGTTTAACGACTTTATAATCCGCTTCCTTTCCCCCTCCATCATCATGATGGCAGTGAGATAAGATTCACGGATATTGCTGCCCCCCGACTGGCTGCCATAGGCCTTACCTCCTACTCCACCAGCGCCAATGAAAGCGGGGTTAGTCATCATTGCCATGAGTATTTCCACATTGGCAGCAGAACTGTCAGGCAATAGTTTCCCTTCTCCGAATTTGTCATCTATGGGCGTGATTTCGATGTAAGGAATGGGCTTAGGATCTGTTGATCCGCGTGGGATGTAAGAACCAGTAAACAGGCTTTTGCCTGCATGATCGGAACCGGAAAGCCACTTATCAATCTTATCCAGCTCCTCTTTTTTCAGCTCCTTCCTTTTGGTTGCATCAAGGCTTTGCCAGGACTTATCCACGTTGTCAATCCAGTACTGCTCGTGTATCGTAACCAGCTGCTTCAGTAATAGTTGGTTACGATAGATTGCATTTTTCTGAACCGGTATAGTGCGTGCTCCTTTAACCCACTCCAACGCGCTCCACCACATAGGATAAGGATAATAGCGCCTGCCGTTACGCCGTATGCGGTCGATAAATGCGACCTCTGACACAGTACCTTTTCGGGAAACTAAATCGTCATATTCCATCCCCTCTTTTAATGCCGGCAGCTTTACCATTTTTTTAGAATCATAGGAGCTGCCGGATGATGCCCAGTCAGAGCACAGGAAAACTTCCGGGATAAAGCCATCCTGCTTCATTTTTGCAAGTCTGGCCTCAGTTACATCTTTACGTATAATACGGTTGATGTAGTCTTTCTTACCATTCAGCATATAAGAACCAAGGCGCCATCCGTACGCGTTTAGATCAAATGCAAAATCCAGATTCGTATCATAGAGGGAGTTATCCTCTATCCAATCCAGTATTTCATTGTCGGTGAGCCATACAAGATCTTCCTTACCATCGCTATCTATACCTTTTAACAGGAACGGCTGAACACCCTTACCTGTGGCCAGCGATGACTTTACGTTAATTGCAGCATTGAGTATACCGCAATGTTCAATATGATCAGCCATTTGAAGCGGCAGCTTGTTATCCGTGCCCCACAGGCTCCACTCAGTTGAGGAAGTTTCCTGTTTTGGCGGTGCTCCTTTGACCGGGGCAGCATCTTCCCCGCGTGCTGCAAAATCTCCCTCAATAGTATATACAGAACCGGAGTCGAAGCTGAAGCCGAAATCACCAACCATTTGAACGCTCATAAAACAACTTTATCGTTGAATATTGTGATCAGCCGGATGTGAACCTTCCTTATTTCACCGGTGGCCAGTACGCGAATGTTCCGGGTGCTGTTTTCATAATGGCGCGGGTCTCTCTTTATCTTGCCGAAGGTTTGTGTGGAAATCGCTTTATCAGCTTGGTGATTTGAAAGAACGCTGTTTTTCACACAGCCTTTCATGGTTATCCACTCCCCACCGGTATCGCGCTGCCTGTTGGCAGTAACAAATGAGATGTCGAAAGCCCGGCCACTATCAATAATTTGCAGTGCCTCTTTTAGCGTAATGGTTTCATCCTGTTTATTTTTTAGGTTCACAATAACTGCTGATCTTTTGAAACACAAAAATGCCCCTGTATAACAGGGGCATAAAGGACAGTTACCGCATGACGCTAGTTCCATGCAGAATCATTCTGAATACTTTGCCGCACAGCGGTAGCATCACCCAGTCGCTTTTGGCTCACCGTGGCTTGTATGCCGCCCGCAAGTGTTGTCCTCAGCTGGTTGATTTCTTCCATCAATGCCATATTAACGGCATTCGTTTGCTGCAGCTGAGCCGCTACCAAACTGTCTGTTGACGCAGCAGCTGTAGCCTGTTCAAACATAACACCACCTGTAGCATAACGAAGGCTTTTATTAACAGCAGCATAATCGAATGCCTTATACGATCTGTTTTCCCAGAAAGGTGTAAGCCTGGCTCCGTTTCGATGCATGCTGTTGAACAGCAATGAACTGACTACACCGGCATTATTGCGAACGGTATTTTTGGACAGGATTACTTCACCACCTTCCACTTCAGCCTCTTTGGCACCGGTAACCGGATTAATAACCGGCATGCCACCATTAGAATGGGAAGGACCGTTCAAATAGCCGCCCCTGGCGTATTTCTGTCCCGCAATAGATCCTATCTGGGCAGCGGTTGCAGCCAATGTAAAAGCTATATTTATCGCTCTTGTTATACCAAGTGTAAATATGTCTGCTGGTCCGGGCCGTGCAGCTAATACGGCAGTAACACCCATAAATCCGTTTATTAAAGCCTGAGCTATCTGTATTTTTTTATTCCTTTCAAATTGGTCTTTTTCAAGTTTCTTCTTTTTATTATCGGCTTCTAAATCCAAGGCAGCAGTACGTTCGTCATACTGCTGCTGAGAAATAAGCTTACTATCTAACTGCTTTTTAAGCGCAGTTTTCTTTTTATCATTGTCCGCCAATTCCTTATCAAGTTGCGCTTTACGTGACGCATCTGCTGCTGCACTAAAATTATCCAATATAGACAAGGCCTGCCCGAAATACTCCAATCCCTGCATAAATCCGTTTACTATCTGACTATTATATTGGTCAATAATTTCCTGCTTCTTCTCTTGGAACTCCTGCTCTTTTCTTAATTTCTCGTTATCAGTAAGGTCTTTATTTGCCATTTCCTGTTGATGCTCATACTCCAGCTGCGCCAATAAGGCATTTTTCTTTCCCTTCGAATTACTGGCAGTCAATACATCATACTCTAGCCCATCCTTCGTGATATTCTTAAGCGTATTGTTTATTATCTCTTTTAGTTTCTTCTCTTCTTCAGGAGTAATATCAGGCGGAATAAGTTCAATAGGCATTTCCACCATTGCCTTTGTTAAGCCGGAAATTGTATTAGCCAACTCCTCCGGAAGCCCGGTAATGGCGGATGTTGATGCGTTAACAGGAGGTTTAAAATTAACCTTTGTATCGCTGGTATACTTCGCAATTTCATCCGCCTGACGTTTATAGATAGCAGCTGAAGCATCTGCATATTGCTGATCTGAAAGCTTTGCTTTCTCCCGGAACTCATTCAGTTTCTGGAAAGCATCACGTGTATTATTCAGGGCATCAATTACAGGCTGTATTGTTTTGGGTATCTGTCCCTTAACAGAATCGTCATTTATTTTCTCCAGAAACTCACTGAACTGCTTTAATGCCGCAACGCGCTTTTCATTTGCCTGCTCGGCTTTTTTCTGAGCCTCTTCAGCGGTTTTACCTGTAGCATCATCCATCTGCTTCTGTAGCTCTTTGATGCGCTTTTGGGTATCAGAGAATTTTTGAGAACCGATAATCTGTTTATCCAGCAACTCATTTAATGCAGACAGTTCGCTTTTGATGCCTTCCAGAGTTTCAGGAGCCTTACCGTTCGGGTTGTTCAGTTCATTGAGATAATCACGCCATAGCTTTCCTCTTTTCTCTAACGATGCAGCCAGTTGATTATCACCACGCAATAACGCTTCTATTTGCAGGCTTTGGGTTCTATCCGCTTCATACTGCGCCTGCTGTATAATTTTGTCTCTGCCTTCTTTGTCATGCTTGCCATGGGCGTCCCAGTATTCCTTTTCCTGCTTTTCGTATCTGTCCCGAAAATCTTTTAGAATATGCAATTCGGTTTGGTAGGCCGATTCATATTGTTTTTGCAACACCTGAGATTCCCGTTGTTGCAGCATCTGAATCTTTCCCTGCGTATCAGCAAAATTGTACTCAATGCTTTCAAAAGCATTTGCGGCTATTGAAACAATCCCTTCACCCCACGATGTTAACCCGTTCTGCCATGCGGCTTTAAAACGGGACACTTTATCGGCAGCGGTATCTATTGCCGGTCCCGCCTTAGCAGTTTCCTCCTCAATGATGTTGAAGGCAGCCTGCGCAAAATCACCGGTCTTTTTGAACTCTTCATTTACCCTGGCTACATTAATGCCCAGGTTATCCAAAATAAGCGGTGATTTACGCGCAATACCGGTAACCAATGACTCAACCAGATAATCAACCGACTGTCCGGTATCACGGGCGCGCTGCTGTGCAAATGCAAGCCCTGCACCCAGTCGATCTACCGGTATACCAAAGTTGTTGGCGTTAACCGCTGCTTTCATAAGGTCGAGATCTGCCACAGTGCCCTTGGTGGCAGCACGCAGGTTGTCCAATAGGCCTGGCTGATTAAGGCGATCATAAGCACGCTTAACACCTTCGGTTTCCAGTGCCCATTGTATAGCCTGACTGGCAGCCTCTTTCATCTTATCCACTATAGCTCCCAGCTGCTGGCCAACAAACGAGCCTACTCCCACCATAAACGAACTGGCACCTCCGCCTCCCGGTTGCGGCGCTTCGTTTACCTGCCTCAGATTCGTCAGCATGCGCTGAAGGGCAGCATTCGCCTGCCTGTATGTTTCCACCCGTTGCTGAAATGCAGGATCGCTTTCACTCATCCGCGCCAGCTCATTTCTCAGCTGGCTAACCAACCGCTGCTGCTGCTGCAGGGAAGGCCGCAGGCCCCTGTCAAGCTGGTTCTGAACATCACGGATATTATTCTGAACAGATGATAAGCGGCCAATTTCGCGCGTCATGTTTCTGCCCGCTGCTTCTCCCTGGTTGATGGATTGTGTCAACCTTTGCTCCTCTGCCCGCAGGCGCTGTAGGGAAGCTTCTGCGCTCTGTGTATCAAGATATATGGTTCTGCTTACGCTTCTGGTTGAATTTGCCATGCTAACGTATGGTTATATTGTTAATTACTATATCGGCCATCTGATCAGCGGCTTCATCGGCCAGCTCATCGGCCACCTGCTCCATTACCGGGTTAAACCACTCCGCAGGCCTGCGGGTAGTAGTTCCTGCCTGGCTGGCTTTGGTGCCGCGTCCAACACCTTTATGCCGGAAAACACCACTGCGTTTGAACTTTACCCGTATACGGTTCGCCAGACCATATTTGGTAGAGACCCGTGAGGTGATTTTATCCAGCGGATCCGGATTATCATCCGAAGCCACATGCTTCATGTTGAAGGAGTGAATGGAGGCTTTCAACCGGGCAACAAGCTCTTTGGCCTTGTTGCGAACGATCTCATTTATTTTCTCAGCATTGTCCATATAGTGAGCATTAAAAAAGCCCTGCTGCCAGGGCTTTTAATTATGATTCGTTTTTCCTTTTCCTTCTGCCGTTTCCGGAAGGGTCAGCTTCGGCGCCCGGCTCACCATCAACTTCCGCAGCCGGCTCAGACGCAGGTGGCTTTTCCCGGATGTTAGGATCCTTACAGGCTATCAGACGGCGGGCAACTGACAGGGTGATAGCGCTGAGCTGGCCACGGTAACCTGTTATAACGATGGCTACATCCGAATCTGCCTCGTACGCTGCTTCTACTTCATCACGCAGGAATTTCATACTGTTACGGATAAAGAGTTAATGAAGCCTCGTAGAAGTATTTTTGTTGCGTTTCAAACGTAACCTCGTAGCCGGCCTTTCCGCTACCAGTAGTTCCGGATGCGTTGGCTACCGCATCAACAAAGCACGGCGTACAGGTACACCCGAACTGAACAATGGTACCTGGGCAGGTATCAGATTCTTTTTCCATCCACAGCAACACCGGCTTGTTAACGATATTCTTTACCAGCTCCAGTGATTTTGCATTATCGCCGGCGATGAAAATTTTTGGCTTAAACGACAGGCCTTTTGCACCCTGGTCGCCGGTAGCCTCACCAGTGCTTTCCGCTGTTTTCGGGAACATGTATACCGGTAGTGCGCCCTTGCCACTGGCAAATACGTGCGCGGTAGTGATGCGGAAATGATCACCCATAACCGGTGTGGAGCCGGGGCTTGGTTCAGCTTCCGTGGTAATCCACTCAGGAAGCGCAATCCAGGCATTGAACTTATAACCGGCAGTTACGCCCTGCGCGTCTGCTGAGGTATAAGGTTTATATAATTCTGCCATATGAAGAATTTTGCTAGTTAATGAAACGGTTTACTTTTCGTAGATGAAGCCGCTTTGGATCGCCACCAGGTGCTGCTGTAACTCCTTCTTACTTACCACATCATCAACGGTAATGTGTCCGTGCTTCGGGTCATTTACGCCCGGATAGCTGAATCCATATTCCTTACCCGCCAGCTTGAATGTTTTTTCAGCAGCGGCCAGAGGTGCTTTTGAAAGCGTTTCAATTTCCTTCGTCAGGTCGCCGTTGATGGCGCCAAGCTTTTCCACCTGATTGTGCAGGTCTGTGTTCTTCAGCTGCTCATCCGAAATCCTTTTGAAAATGTTTGCATTCTCTTCCTTCAGGTTCCTGATTACCGCATCCTTTTGCTCCAGCGCTTTGGTGGCACCATCGTATTTTTTCTGCAGCTCAGCCAGCTGCTGCTCCGGCGTTTTAGTTGTTTCTGCCATGTGAAGATTATTGTAACAGCTTCCGGACAATGCCGGAAGCTGCGTGGTTAATGAATGAGGTTAAGCCTGGTCATTTACAACCATAGCAGCCAGATCGGCAATCTGTACACCGAACATGAAGGTGATGCCCGCGTCTACGTGGTACATCTGCTCCATGGTTTTGATATTGTTCATATCGCTGGTTTCATCGGTACCCATGTACAGGTTATTTTTCGCGCTGCCGATCAGGCGACCGGAACCGGACAGCCAGTTAACGGGCAGAATCTGACACTTACCATCTGTTTTAGACAGATAGGTAATGCCATCAATCTTTTCAAAGTTTTTGGTGATCTGGTTTTCGTAAGCATCCATCAGGTACTGATAGTTGTTTACGCTGGTATAAATGACACCACCCTGAGTGCGGATCTGCTCCGGCAATGCGCGCCACACAGAAGTAAACTGGGTATAAGCATCCGTGCTGGTAATAGCACCGGTGTTTACTACCTGCGCGGTTGTAATACCGCCACCGGAAATTTCATCAGTGATGATCTTACCAAAACCCTTGGTAAGTGCCCGCGCGCCGGCCCATTCCCATTTCTCCGGGTTGGTATCCGGATTCTGCCCTGCGGAAGTAGCCACAATACAGCGGAAGTAACGCAGCTCAGCGTTTTGTGTATAGGTGATCAATGCACCTACGGAATAGGCTGTACCAGCAGCATAGGCAGAGAAGGCGGCCGCACCCTGACCGAAGTATACGGCATCTGCTACGATCTCGTGCGCCACCTCGCGCATCACCTCTTCCCAGGTGGTTTGCGCAAAAGGGATTGTCATGTTGTTAGCATTCTCTCCGCGTCCCCTGTTCCTTTCCATGAACGTAGCCAGGTACTTGCTGGGCAGAATCTGAATATCACGCTGCGCTTTTGCAACGGACAACTTGCGCGGCCTGAAAGCTACGTCACCGTCCTTTGCGTTAAAGGTTCCGGTGAATGGCTTTACGCCTTTTTTCACCAGTATCTTGTGCAGGTTCACTGCTGACTTCAGGCCGGGGATAGTAGTTAGCCCTGTGCCGGCGGCATCAAGGCCAAAGTAAAAGCCGGTTAAAAGCGACTGCTGGTAGTCACCAGGATAGGCCGCCAGTTCGGATATGTTAGGATCCATGTGTATGCAAATTTTTGGTTATAGAAGAGGGTTAACGTGGCACCAGCATTTTGTCATAACTGGTATTGCCGTACTTCTTCTTCTTATCATCAGAAGAGAATTTGTCGGTAGCAACCGGTGGCGCTGTTGTTACAGTAGAGGCATCACCTTTTTCCAGTGCAGCCACACGGGCAACCAACGTTGCATTTTCTGCTTTTGAGGCCTGCAGTTCCGCCTGCGCAGTAGCCAGATTGCTGTTGGCCTGCGAAAGGGCAGTTTCATTCTGCGTAAGAGTAGCCTCTATATTATTCAGGTGGGACTCTTCACACAGGAAGCCACCCTCTACCACCTCAAAAGCATCAGCCTTCGCGGCGGCAAGCGTCTTTGTAAAAGCCATATTGTTGTTTGATTTAGATGCTTGTTTGCGGGAACGAATCAGCGCGTCCATACGGGTAATCACTTCATCCAGTGACTTCATGCCATCAATAAGGCCAATCCGTTTTGCCTCATCCGGGTAATACATTTTTCCGGTAGTCCAGTCTTTCCCATTGATTTTACCGGAACGGTTGCGGGAGATGGTGGAAATGAATTCCTGTGCAATCGTGCTGAGTTCCGCCTTCAACTGGGTATCATCCCCTTCAAGGGCATCACGGTACTCCCCATTTTTATCTGTGGATTGCGGCGCATAAACGTCACGTACCGGCAACCCTTCCGCAGCATAATAGGCATACCAGTCTGCGATCGTGGTATATACCCCAATGCTGCCAACCATGTCCGTTTTCTGAGATACATATATCTCAGGTGCAGCAGAGATAATCCACATACCAGCGCTGGCAGCAATGCCATCATTAATCCATCCTATCACGGGCTTTTGCTGTGCAAGTTTCGCAATCGCATCTGCCAGCATGGCAGTACCGGCAACCTGACCACCGGGGCTATCCATTTCAATGATCACCCCGGCAACATTGGTAGCCACACGCAGCTTGTTGACTATGCGCTCATATTCAACACTGCCGTAGCTGCACATATCGCCGTACTTCATAATCGGACCTGCGATAGTGAGCTTTACAATGCTTCCTTCCGGAATATCATTCAGAGAAGAATAAGGAGATGCAGTATATACGGAACCTGCCTTCCTTTCCGTCAGAACAGAACAGGACTCATCCTTTTCTTCCTTTTTTTCTGAGAAACCGAAATCGGCGCTTTCGCCTTTGAGCAGGCGAACAACCAGCGGCATCTGGGCATTTGCCCACTCCTTCTGCAGGAGCCAGCCGCCGCGGAGTATTGCTGATGCTGTAGTGAAACTCATACAGCAAACTTCACCTTATATTACAGGGGTAGAAAGGACAGTGATTTCATAAAGCATAACGAATAACCGTAAACAAAAAGCCCCGGAAAATATCCGGGGCTTTTGCAATACAAAATATGTAATTCTATTCCGGAGCTTCCTCCAATGTCAGATAATAACATTTACCCGGCGTAAACTGATCAGCGGCCTTCGAATCATCAGTAATTAAAATACTCAGTTCGCCGCTGGGTGTATACTTGGTAAAATCTGCATTTTCTCCTTTGTCGGAATATACAGCAGAGAACTTCGCCTGTTTTTGCCCAACAAACTGCTCAATGGAATTACACTTAAATTTTGCACGTACGCTCATATAGTATGATGTTCGGTACCCCGTCCACGGTTTTACAACTTACTCCACCTGCTGATTGAGTATGTGGCTTTAAAACTTCTATACTTACGATATACGCCGTCTCCCTCCCTGCTGCCTGCATCATTGGTATTGCCTTCCACCGTTCTGAACAAACTACTGTTTAACCTGCCATCATAAAAACCTGTATGCCCTATACGCTTCATAGACGGGAAATATAAGCAAAACACATCTCCGGGTGCCGGCTCTGCCAACAGCTTTCCCTTAAACCATAACAGACGATTAGACTGGGCAGTAGGACTGTACGCATTGATGGTGGTCTTTACTCCCGCATGATCAAAACACCACTTAACGAAAGCGGCACACCAGGCGTAGCCCTTTCCGAGTCCTACCGACCTCAGGTATTTTTCCACCTCCTTGCCGTCATTCCTGCCGGTAGCTTCCCGCACACCAATCTGGCTAGTATATACCTTCTGAATTGTTGGCTGCGCGCAAATGCTGCCAAACGACAATAATAGCAGCAGCAATAATAATCTCATGTTATACGAATTTTAAGTACACAATAGTTATCAGTGTCATGTAGAAGAACAGGCAGAACAGTGCAATACCAAACTGCTGAAACGGCGTCAATGCCTTCCATTTTATTTTGGAGTAATTCACCCGCTGCCCTTCGTTATTTTTCTGGCCATACAGAAAGCGGAAAATGCCGCGCAGGCTAAAATACAGTCCCATTACACTGAGGTTCGTTACCCCAATTACCACCGCACCTGCCAGCAGCAGCGGCTGAATAAAACCAGGGTCATAGGTACCGGCAGCCGCACCAAACCATCCAGTCAGAATAACACCTATAATCCAAAAGCCAGCAAAAGCCAACGGAACGCTCCACACGCCATCCCAGAGCTGGAGCAGGTAAATGACCTTCTTTTTCATAAGAGTGTATTTTTAAGATTTATTCAAAAATTTTACGCGCCGGTAAAGGATTACAAACAAGATTGACGATCCAACAGTAAGTAACATTGGTATCACCAGAAGAACTGATTGGGTATCTTTCTGCTTTGTTTTTACCTTCTTTTTTACACTTACCATATGTTGTCCGTTTTCCGATACCTTGCCACTGTCCTTTTCATTTTTTTCTTCTTCTGAGATAACAGCACTCCCTATGTGGAGCATTAATCCGCCTGGTTTCTTTTTGCCACCTTTCTTTTTTTCAGGAGAAGCACCTTTCGGTGTATTTTTTTCAGCCGCATCCGAATTATTCTCTAACCCGTGTAACCAGTTACGAAGGGACTCTATATCATCCCACGAACCGGTAGTTACAGAAATGTCATTTAACTCTATCCGCTTCTTCTTTTCCTGTTTCACTGAAACCCCGATAGAATCTTTCTTAGTAATTGCAGAACTATCAATGTCCGTTTGTTCTCTGGCAGTATTGTTTTTAACCGTCCGGCAGGAAACCATTGCTAATAACGTAAAAACCAACAGTAAGAAACGCATATATGCTTTTTTAATGGCGTGATGAATTATTAATGCTACGATCAAGTTTATTGAACTCTTTTCGCAGATCCTCCTTCAAATTCTTATTCTCTGTGCGCAGCTCTATTACCTGTTTGTTCAAATTTGCAACTTCCACTTTTAACTGGTCAGCTGTGGATTTCCAGATTTGAATAGCCTCCTTCACATTCTCCAGGTAAATGGTATCCGTCTCGGCTTTAATTTTTTCTATCTCTGCTTTATAACGGTTACGGCTTATAAGTGATGCAAGTATCGCAGTAATTGCACTGGAGGACAGGATTGAAACTATTGTCATAATCATAGCTAAGTATTTATGTCCGTTTTGTAAACCTCTTTACCATCTTCCGTAACGGTTATTCTGTATGATGAAACATATGTATGAAATACTTCTAACAGGTTTAAGGTGAACGCAAACGAGATGGCGGATTGCACATCTTTAAAGTTTCCATCTGTTGATTTCTCATTGAATGAATATCCCAGCGCATCCGCTGATATGATATTTAACTCTATAAGTGCCATATTACACCGGTAACTGATTTAAAAAATTGGATGCGGAGCCTACATAGAGCGAAGAAGACAATGTCCCATTCAGCCATGGCACCATTCTGTTTTGATCAATAAGTATATGTCCAGGCGCGTTGGGGTGTAAGCCGTCAAAGCTGGTAGAAGAATTAATTGTATAGGCCTCCCGGAGGCTGATTGCAAAAGTTCGTCCGCTGGTATCTTCATTAGCAACCTCAAACAGCGCATTGGTCTTTTGCAGGGAGTTTGCCTGCTGGAGTGCATCACCTATCGGCGTTGGGCCCAGCAAAAGAACCGGAAGGTTTTTATTACGTGGATTATTTCGAATCCAGGGAATCCACTTTTTGAAGTAGGCCTTATACTGAGCGGTAGAAACCCCATTTGCAGCGGGGGATCCGTCCGGGTTGACGCGGCTATCGTTTACACCCAGCTGGAATACAAATGCGCCAATATCTTCAAAATTCTCCTCGTACACACCCTGCTCGAAAAGAGTATCGTGCTCTTTTGTAGTACTACCATTAATGCCCTGCATGTCCGATTTAACGTACTTACCGGCCGCGCGGAGGTGGTTGATAAACATCCGCTGAAATTGCTGCTGAGAATACTGCATAACCAGGCCAAACGTGATTGAATCTCCAATCCAGCGAATCAATTTTCCGTCTCTGACATCATTGGCAACCAACATCGTGCTGTATGAAAAGCCTATGATCACACTGGTTGTGGTATCGTCCAGCACGCGCATAACTGTTACCTGACAAACTGGTACAGCTCCAACACCGAGAGTAAGGTCCCAGGTGAAAATGGAACGCGACTCAATGAATTTTGAATCACCAGACTGTCCGGGACCAACTGTTATAAACTCGGTGTTATTTCCAGTTTCAACCTTCAATATCACACGTGCAGAGGCTGTGGCTATATATCCGTCAATAATAATGTATTTGTTAATAGCCAGTCCATAAGCACTTGTCTGGTTGAAGGCGCCGATAAGCACCCCGGAAGAAGAGGCGTTCACCGTTGCTGTTGTCACAGTTGTATAAAATGAAACAGGCTGCTTTTTCGTGGCAAAAAATTTCCGCTGAACAAAATTGGTCAGGTATGGAGGCTGGAAGTTCTGAACTTCTACATCAATAGGTGGTAATGCCATAATTATTCAATTGGCCCTTGTGGCACAAGGCGTATTAACGAGTTATTGAAGTATATATATACTGCCGGGTAACCGCCTCCATTTTCTTCATCAGCTTCTACAAAGAAAATCTGGTAGGTACTGCCGGATAATTTTGTTAGCATGACGGCATAGGATGGCACAGTAATAGGACTGGCAGAATTTGCACTATTGGGAGTGTAAAGAAATGGCGACTGGCTGGCATTACCGTCAAATTCATCCAGCACATAGCTACGCTGCGCACTCTCATATGTCCAGGTGAGCCGGTTAATAGCTTTGTCCTTTGCCCCTTCTCCGGTGCCATCTTCGAAATCAAAGGAACAGCCGCCATAGTTATTTCCATAAACAGACCAGTAGCTGCCAGACCGGCGTTTAACCGCAATAATGAACTGGTGGTGTATCAGGTTATCAAGATTCACATGTACATCCATATTGCTGCCAGGCAGAGATGCCACCGCCTTCATTTTGTAGTATTTACCTGCCTTTGTTTCAGCGGTCGTTTCAGTAAAACCAATGGAAGGATTTGGCAGGTCTATAGGCCCGTACCATGTGGTACCGTCTTTTAGTAGTGGCTGGTAGGCCAGCCGCTGTGTGGTATAGTTTACCGGCGGGAACCCGTTCAGATTTTCGCGGAAGGTGTAGTAAAAACGAGTAACGCCGCCTTCGTAGGGCATGTGTGAAAGCCCCAGCGACTGCAGCGATAAATACTCTGATAACATCATGCCCCAAAATTGATGTTACCTATATGATGGAGAAAGGACAGTTACAGCGTGAGGGCCAGCTGTATAAATGGTGGAGGTTCTACGTGTGGCGCATCCATACTGTCCGATTTTTCATAGGCTTTTTTGATGTCCCGCTTCTGCGGCGGGTCTTTATAAATGCCCTTCATCACATTTCTGCGGCGCAGCTCTTTACGCTTCACGCCCTCATAGCTGATTCCATCCTCATCTATTTCAATATGCATGATGCGGCAAAAGTCCTCAATCGCATCTTTAATATCCAGACCTACCGCAGTAAGTGTATGGCAGTGCTTTACCAGATCCTCTTCAAAACGCTGCTCAAAATGCTTATTGAGGTATATGATATTCTCCCGCGGCAGATCCTTTCCAAAGGAAACGCCACGTTTCATCCACCGCGTGGGCAGGTATACATCAAGCGGTTTGGTAAAACCATCGAACGCCTTATGAATGATGGATTCATTCTTCATACGCTCGTAAAACTGTGGCGCCAGGTAGCCCATCAGGCTGGTACCGAAATAGCAGTCTTTCCGGAAAATAAGCGGATCGCCGTACAGGGCATGCAGGTACTTCGCCAGATAGGGCTTGGTTGGGCATTGTATTTTGTAGTATCCTTGAATTCGCATATACAGGGTATTTATAACTGACAAACAATTTTCATTTGGTGCGTCTACTGCTCCTCATGCTGTGAATTATACGCCGGGGCGGCACCTTCTTTGAAGTCCACCACCCAAACCCACTGGTTCCTGTCCCACACTTCCGGTCCGTCAAGGTAAATGATCAGGCTGCGGAAGGACATCACTGCTGAAAGCCCTTCGTTAAACATATTTACCGGAGTGAGGTAATCCCGGTATTGCTGCCCGAACTCTGCCAGCTGGGCAGATGATGCCAAAAGCGGTTGAATACCCTCCCGAATGGCGTCCTCTTCCGTAATATCCTGTATCCTTTCACAGCGGATATTGGTTATTTGTAACCAATAACGAGCGGCATCCTTCGGCATGTGTATGCTGGGTTTCCATTTGGGGCAGGCCTTTTCATTATCAGCACGGTAAAGGAATCTTACGCCCTTAGGTTCCTGATCCAGCGGCTTATACTGGAAGTTTTCACGTACCCAGAGCATATCACCCGGTCCACCATAAGGGCATACACATTCGGTGGTAAACACCCCACTTATAAATTTTTGTACGAGCTTGCCTTTGGCGTTTACAAATAATTCTCCTGATTTTTTCCATTGATCCGGGTTGTCATTTACAGCACTCAGGCCAGCGATGCGGCGCGTAACAAACTTGCGCCGCCACTGGTGAGCCTGAACCATTAATCCGTTAAACAATATGGGTAACTGCTTCATATATAATTATTAAGTGAATTCTAATCTCTGGTCGTTGCTTCTTATCGTGGTAGTGAATGGAAAATCTTCCGGTCTTACCTGGTTAATCATTTCCATCAGGTTTTCCGAACCGGTGAACACCACATTTTTTTCTCCTTTAAACTCAATCTGCAGGTAAAGGCACTTCCCTTTTCCTTTATCCTTAAATTTTGAATCTTCTATTTTAAAGTGCAGCACCGTAATTTCTACGTTAAGGATCCGGTTGATTTTTATCTTCTCCCCTTCCATAGCTTTGGATTTGGGTTTGATGTTCAGGTCGCTGAATTTGACAGTCATTAGTAAGTTTTTTAAATAGGTTTATACAGTTTGCGTGTTTGCACCATCCGTAGTAAGATGCCATAGATTGCTGATTAGGGTTACGTGCCATTTTTATGGCGAAATTCTTTTTAATGCTTTTCCTCAACCGTGTATGTGTATGGTAAGACACATACCCAACAAAGTCTATTCCTCTGGAGGCTACCGGATAGACCTGCCAGTTGTTCTTTACAGTTAATCTCAGTTTTGAACTGAGATACGCTTTAATATCAATTATCAGCCGGTGCAGTTCTTCTTTGGTAGCAGCCAGAATCACAATATCATCCAGGTACCTGAAATAATACTTTACCCGATTTTCCTGCTTTATCCAGTTATCAAACCCCGTCAGGTAAAAATTTGCAAAGTACTGGCTGAGGTAGTTGCCTATCGGCAGGCCTTCGGCGCTGTCGATAATTTCATCCAGCAACAGGAGCAGCCTGCGGTCTTTGATTTTCCGGCGCAGCAGATTTTTAAGTACATCGTGATTGATGGAAGGGTAAAACTTTTGAATATCCAGCTTCAGGCAGTATCTGGTTGCGGCTTCATCACGCAGGGCTTTTTTCAGTGCATAGGCAGCGCCATGAATCCCACGGCCTTTAATGCAGCTGTAACTATCAGCAGTAAACCAGCTTACAAAATAAGGCTCCAAAATGTTCATGATAGCATGGTGGACAATCCTGTCCCGATAGGGCAGCCTGAACACCTCCCGCTCCTTGGGTTCATACACCAAAAACGTGGTATACGGTGATGTGCGATAGTTTCCTGAATGAAGTAAGTTCAGCAGGGATGCCAGATTGCTTTCCCTATCCTGGTCGAATAATTGAATACCGTGCTGATGCTTCTTTCCCTTTCTGGCTTTTTTGTCCGCCAGTTCCAGATTATCCGCTGTAGCAATTTGTTCAAAGAGGTTGTTTACCCGTTTCATAGCCTTTGTTTAATAGCAGCATCCTCTCTATCAGAGTGAGATACTAATACCGCTTTAAAAGAGTTTGTTTTTTGCCCAGTGGCAAGGTCTGCGCCTGCAATATTTTACTTAGGTGGGCACTGGCATTCGTGTTCGTGTTATCGTAGTTGACATCGTTCAGGCGGAAACCGGAACTGAAGCACAACCAGCACAACAGGCGCACAACCTGATTCTGTTATCCTTTAATTACCACTTCCCACAGATCTGTGAAAGTGTTGAAGGAGTGCCGCAGTTGCTCTTCCGAAAAAAACGAAAGGCGGGCACCGGCAGTCGTGAACGCGTTACCGTAGTAGACAGCGTACAGGCGGAAACCGGAAGGGTTCACATCATCATCCTGCTCCAAATCAAACCATCCGCGGACCTTATCCTGGTCAAAGTCCTGCCAGTCGAATTGTTTGTTTTCACGAATAGCATCGTTTGCCAGGTCAAGCTTAATATTGGCTATTGTGAGTTTTGCCACACGTTCCGGAAGATGTGATACATCAGGCACAGACGTTTCTGGATTGATACCGTGGAATTCGCAGGCTTCTTCAAATGAATTTACTAAAGGCATTGTTTGAAATTTAAGTAGTTGAGTGAATATTATTTTTTGGTATACAGTACTTGCATAATGTCACGGAAATGTTTGTCCATGTGACGTGCCCTGGCTTTGTCCTTAAAAACAAGGCGGGCACCGGCATGCGTGCCCGTGCTAACGTAGCCGACAACGTCCAGGCGGAAACCGGGTTTGTTCAGCCAATACCATAGCTCCCACTTTTCCTCATTATAGTCATCGTAATTTGGAATCCAGCCATCGTTCAGCACGTCCACTATGATGAAAGCTTTTGCGGCGGCTATAATGGGAGCCTGCAGTTCTTCAGGCATACCGGTGACCACCGGCAGCACGATTTCTGGATTGTATCCTTTGGCTTCGCAGGCCTGTTCAAATGTTGTTACTAAAGGCATGATTAACAGATTGTAAACGTGATTTAAAAATTAGTAGGTTAACAGGTCCAGCATGATGTGCCTGAAATACTTGTCTACATGCAGGCCCAGTTCCTTTTTCCGAAGGGCAAGGCGGGCACCGGCAGTCGTGCGCGTGTAAACGTAGTAGACAACGAACAGGCGGAAACCGGGCTGGTTCAGGTAGTACCAGAGCTCCCACTTTTCCTGATCACTATCATCATAATCAGGCACCCATCCTTCGTTAAGAACTGCATACAATCTGGTGGCGATCATATAGGCCACTTCGTGCTTTTTCAGGCCTATGCTGCTGCACTGTTCTCTGAACAAAAGGTAATCTTCGCCCAGTTCAGCAAACAGCGCCTCTACAGAGGTGATACGGTCGGTGATGCTTTCTTTAAAGAAGCCTTCCGGAGCGGAAGCTTCCAGTACTGTTTTCATTTCATCGGAGCCGGTGGCATAAATTTCACGGGCTTTTTTTTCCGGTAATTGTAGTGTGATCATAATTGTGATTTATATATTTAGAATATTGATAACTGCGCTGTAAGCCGGGTAAACCGCTCATTGCCCTTCTGGAAATAATCCGGGTCTATTTCATATCACCAGTAATCAAATCCCATGTTGTATGCAGCAATGCGGCTGCTCTGACTTCCCATGTGTGTATCCAATATGCTCATACCTGGTTGAGCAAACCGGTGTAGTAGCCATCTGTACAATTCAACAGGCTTCTGAGTTGGATGTATTTTTTCTTCAGAATTTGCGCCGCCGGTATTGGAGTAACTGAATAGTGCTGCCGGCTTATCAAATGAAGTCCATGCCATTTCCCACTGGGAGAAGTTTTCCCATGGCTGCATCTTATTCCAGCAAACAATGCCTCTCGTTGGCGGCAGCGGGAAATAATTGCCACCCCATATAATTCTGTTTTTTGAAACCCTTGCAAGCTCTGAGAAGTACTCAGGAGTGGGTATACTGTTGTCCCACCCGAAAGAGCTTCTATTAAGGATTCTATTTTTAAGCTTACCGCTTCCGGTATTTAGCCGCCCCTTCATTTTAACGGCTGTTGATACGGCAGGGCCGGAACCAAAACCATCTTTTCGTGACCGGGTGGGATGACTCCCCATATTCATATCGGTGGCATTGATTCCATATGGAGGATCAACAATAGCCAAGTCAAAAAAATTGTCTGGATATTGCTTCATCCCTTCTACGCAATCAATATTATAGACATCACTTTTAGGCATGACTTAAGTACTATTTATTTAAATGATTCGATTAACCGATTTACAAGAAATTCCATAGCCGGTGGTGTTACTGCATTTCCCAGCTGCTTAACCTGATCCTTACCACTGCCCAGGACAACATAGTCCCGTTCAAAAGCCATGGCCAGTTTCACCTCTGGTGCCTTTAACATTCGATAGAAGCAATCCTGTATAGCAGTTTCCTGATAGGAAATGATACTGGCCCTGTCTTTTGTTGTGGTGGAACCCAATGGCTGCGATGGGTGGCTTAGGGTAGTACTGCCATAGTTGTAATGGATGAAGCTGCTGAATGCTTCGGTACTTACAATTCCGGAATGAATGCCACCGGCGCAAACTCCGTTAAGTGCAGATGTTGCTGATATGGCTTTACTGGTGCCATGTGAAACGGTAATAAATGGGCTTGGCGTTATCATCATAGCACTCTGCCGTGTTGTCTGCGTACGAAATGATTCACCAATTCCTATGGCGTTGCTTTCTGTTTGGCTGTGCTCCAGCTTTATAATAAAAGGTTGCGTTACCAGTTTTATCTGGTGCGTAGTGGGAATGGTTGGGATAATCTCATCCACCCCTTTAACACGATAGTTTATACCTGTAGAATGTTGATCATTGATAATAAAAGGCTGTCTGCCATATTTTTCCAGACCGTACCGGATGCGCCCCATTGTTTTTTCAGATAAAGGATTTCGCCTTTCACTGATACGCGTACCCAAATCCGACCAGTCTATACAGTTGAAAGCGGCATAGTAGTAAGGCTCAACAACGTAACCTGTAACAGGACAGCAGTACACATATTGCTGCCGGTATTTACCGAATTTCTTTAACGGGTTTTTCCACGACTGCACAGCGTTCACATCTTTACCCAGTTTTGGAGAAAATGCCAAGGGCATATAGTCCAGGTCAGGCGCTTTATTACCTTTCTTCCAAAACACCACATACATTCGATCTCTGCTCTGCGGTGTAGGATGTACGTGCATGCTGTTCAGGTAAACACATTTGTGATTATACCCCAACGTTGTCATAGCATTCAGCCATGAATCAAACATTACCCACTTACGTGCATCCACCACGTTTTCTACAATGATTGCGTTATACCGGTGGTACTCAGCAAAGCGTACCACGTCCCACATGGTAGCCCGTGACCTTTCAGCTGCAGCATCCATTTTACCGGAAGCAAACAAATCCATTTGCTTCTTTACAATCTTCTGACCTTTTGCCAATGAATGATCAGTGCATTCAGGACTTGTAATCAGAATATCGGTGGAAGGATACCTGCGCGGATCACAGGCAGAAATGTCCGTACAATCGTGAAGGGTGTCCGGAAAATTGGTATTGTGCGTTTCAATAGCCAGGCTCCAATGGTTTAAAGCCAGGCGGATGCCGTCTGCACCAATACCGTGTTTTGCCAGTGCTTTTCTGGCGCCCTGAGAACTGCCACCGGCACCGCAGAATTGATCCGTTATTGTGATGAAAGATTGCTTTTTAGGCATGAGTAGTTGTTTGAAAAAAAATGAAAAAATTACCATTTCCCACCTGCCACCTTACCGCCCCACCGCCTCCTACCGCCTCCATGAACTGCATACCGCCTCCTACCGCCTCTCACCGCCTCCATGTTTTTACAGGCATTTAGGTAATAAGAAATTGATTTTTAATTATTTACTTATGGAGGCGGTAGGAGGCGGTAATTTTGTATGCTGCTGAGATATTTTGTGTTTTTACTCACTGTGTCCTAAAAGGGGAATTCTCCGTTTTCCGTTTTTATGGGCTGGAAACCGTCCGTTTCGGCTACAGCTTCCTGAGCATTTTGAGGCGGTTTTTCGTCCTCAGGAGGACCGGTCATAGAATGGTCGTCCCTTTCAATATCCAGCCCTATTTCGTCCAGTCTGAAGGCAAAACAGCTGCTTTTCAAACTCTCGGGCTTCCGGTTGGTCACCACCTCCTTATAGGCTGCGGTTAAATGATTGCCCGGGCGGCTCACTTCCTCTGTTACTACCGAATACCGCTTAAACGTTCTACTCTTTACCGGTCCGATGTAGTAACTACGGCTGCTGAAATAGTGCTTCAGGTTTTCCTCACTCATGGCCTCCTTACCGGTAACCTGCTTATGCTCTTTCATAAACAGCTTGTGAACGTTGCTTAACCGCAGGTACAACACTTTAACAGGCTGTTCAAACGTGCGTTTTTCCTCCTGGCTGCCGTGGCCATCATATTTGCGCACATATACTTCCAGCTCATCTTTGATAATGTAGTCCCATCCCTCTACCACCTGCCGTGTATCTATCAGGAATGCCAGTGTTTTCCAGAACTCGCTGAGTGTATCTGACTGTTTGATGAAGTTGCTCCAGTGTACAGCCTTCTCATAGCAGAAAGCAGTAAATGAATCCCTATCTACCGGCATGTCAACAAACTGTGACATCATACCATAACAGGTGGCCAGATGTGCGTAGTTGGTTAGGATACGCTGGTTTAACTGGGTAGCACCTTTCTTTTCCCGGCGCCACTCACCCAGCAGGGAATTGATGCTGTCCTTATAATGGGCAACAAAATGCGCCCGATGATTGAGCAGATCTACCAGCAGGCTGCTTAAACCGTCAGCTTCCCACTCCTTCAGCTCTATATATTCCTTTCGGTCATCCTCTGTAAGAACTGGTTTGGAAAAACCTTCTATGATACTGCGTGTAACCAGTGAGTTATCATCTGCGGTAATCAGCTTCTGCCCGGTAAGTATCAGCGTGCTGAGTATCTTCTGTGTTTCAATCTTATTTTTACTGCCGCCTTTACCACGCTCCCGGCCCTCTCCGTCAAATGCACCTTTGAAGCTCTGGAACCACTCCTGTTTCAGCGTTTCAATTTCCACCTCATTCATGTGAGCAGGACAATTGCGGTGCATCTCCATGTATTTGAAAAAGGCAAAGTCGGTACCACTGTTCACGTTAAATGCTGATCTGTTGTGGTAGAAGAAAGCGGTGATAGATTCTGCCAGCTTACTCTTACCGGAAGAAGGTTCGCCAAAAAAGTAAAGGAGCGGGCAGTTATTATCAACTGCAAAAACAACATCCCTGTATACAGTCAGAACCACAAAGGCAATTGCCACTACGCCCTGAAAATTGCCATACACCCGATTCATCTTGGCAGCCCACTGCTCAAAACTCACTTTGCTTTTCTTATACGTCAGGAACCTGCTATTTGCATAGGGGTCTTCCTCCGTTCTGCGCACCTGAGCGTATGCTTCAGAGCTTTGCGGCACCAGATAGTTTTCGCCGCCATACTCTACAATCCCCCACCTGTCAAGTGGCTTCAATCCGGTACCAGGAATATATACGTAATCTACCCAGGCAAAGAAGCCATCCTTCTGCCACCCCATGATATTGATTTCTGTACACCTGGGCGACTGCTCTATCAACTCAGAAGCGATACGCTTCCACTGCAATGTCTGCCCGTAAATCATGAAATTGCCCTCATTAACCGTAACCGTTTCAAACTGATCCGGAGTACGGATAAGCTTTGCCTGCACATCCAGTACTGCCGTGCGACGGCCGTTGTAAATACTAAGCAGGTAACTGCTGTTTTCCCCACGGTATACATGAAACAGGGGTTTTACCAGAAAGTTGGTTAACTGCGTTTTGCCGGAGCTGGTAAAAGCATAGTAGCCCACCATAGGTTTCCCATCTACCACCCTGTTTACAGACAGAAACCCATTTTCCTCAAAAGACTTCCACTGCTCATCTGTTACCCAGGAAGGTTTCAGAATGGCATCCACATCTTCCGGATCACCGGCAGCAGAGTCAACACCTGCCACCCTTTTAAAAATCTCCCCGAACTGCTTTTTAACATCAGCAGCCTTCCACTTAAACAAAGAACAAACAGCTGTCAGATAACTCTCCCGCACAAACGGATCAGTTACACCGGCAATCAGCTCCAGTATGTACCTTTTTGCATCCGCACGCCGGCGCAAATCTTCTGCAGCTTCTTCCCAAAGCATACGGCAACGGTAAATAACACCATCTTCTTTGGGGCAGTCGTCAATATTGCCACCAGCACGGAAGAACTCATCCGGATCCTTACCGTCATACTTCACCTTCAACACTTCAAACTCATGACTCAGCATTTCCGGAAGAGCACGGATAAACGCATCTTCGCCTGCCTTGTCATTATCTCCCATCCAAATAATTGTGTCAGTATACTTTTTCAGCAGTTTCATCTGCTGAGCAGTGAATGAGGTGCCGCATGGCGCCACAACGTTTTTCAAGTCATTCCTGTGCGGGCTTACCACATCCATATACCCTTCTACCACGTAGGCACATTTGGCGTCCCTGATTGCCTGGGCAGCTGAGTGCAGGCCATACAACACAGTGCTTTTATTATACAGCTCACAGTCTGCCGGGTTAATCCACTTTGGTATTCCCTCTGAGTCGGTTTCCACCACCTTCAAGTACCTGCCGCCTAACCCAATGTACCGGCCATTCTTATCTGCAATAGGGAATATGATACGGGAGCGGTAACCATCATACAGGCTCTCGCCATCTCTGGCAGTTTTAATAATGCCCAGCGCCTTTGCCGGCTCGTACCAGCCCTTATTGATCAGCGTGCTGGTTACTTCCCTCCAGTCGGTACCGGCAAAGCCAATATTAAGGGCGTGGATATCATCGTCCGTCAGTTGCCTTTCTGTAAGCCATTCCCGTACCGGGTGGTGCGGATCCAGCTGCAGGAGTTTTTCCCGGTATATCGGTATAATAAAATTCAGTACCTCCTCCTGCAGCTGAGCTGCTGAAATGGCTGCTTTTTGCTTTTCAGAATACTCTACCTGCTCATATTCAAGGTTAATATTGCCAATGGCTGCAATCTCTTTACAGGCCTCTTCAAACGTCAAACCCTTTAATTCCCGAACGAACTGGATAGAATCACCTGCACGGCCGCAGCCAAAGCATTTATAAATTTCCTTTGAAGGAGAAACGCTGAACGATGGTGTGTCCTCATTATGAAATGGACAACAGCCGGAATAATTAGCACCCTTCTTTTTAATATCTACATACTCGCCTACTACTTCATTAATGGGTACTGCCTTGATCTCCTGTATACACTTTGTGGTAAGCATTTATAAATACTTTTTCTTTAATATGATCTGTATTTTTTAACCCTCACTAAATCATCGAACCTTATTGCATTGGCGATAGCCATGGCGCGGTACTTTTCAAAATCAGGATGCTTCTTATCCACCAGGTAAACTTTGTCAGCACCAACATTCATTGGGTAGAAATCCGGATGTAAAACGGCGAACTCCTCTATTCCGATCCTGTTTGAAATCACCTTTAGCTGCATGGCTATTTTTTTTGCATAATCTTCAGCGCCTGTACCAGACTTACCGCACCCACGACATATACAAGAATGAAAAGCACAGCAAAAACGCTCAGTATGGCAACCGTGGTAATAAAGCCATTTCGTTCACTGAGATACCTGCGGGAAACGAAGTAGGCAACGACACCACAGAAAGCAATGGTATAAATCAGGATGATTAACTTAAAGGACACAATCATGGCGCTACATTATTAAGTGGCAGAATACGTGTCGGAACACCACGTGTTACGAAAAAAAATTCCAAACACTGATTGGTTAGCAGATGAACAGGTACAGAACTTGATTGCACAACAGCTACTATAATAGATTTAATATCGCATTGCAAATGGATCAGCTCATCCAGCCTGTCCATAGGGAAGTTTTCAAAAGCTAATACATGATCAGGAGTACGCTGTGATTTATGCCTTTCCAGAATCTCTTTTACCACCGAGCTACTGGTATAGGATTCATAATTGAACACGATGTTTGGTCTACCATGGATAAGGCCACGCAAATAAGTACTCTTTCCTGATGCCTGAGGACCTACTAACACTTTAACGCAGCGTTCAGCGTTCTTTTCTTTTAGTTTGAGTATATCCATTGTTACTGTATTTATTGAGCATCCATCGTTTCCACGATGAATTCCCGGTGATGAACATTGTTAATCTGACTGATAAAGTCATTCGCCTGCTTCTCTGAATCAAATGGCTCAGCTAAGGATTTATCAGTGTCGTAAAACGGCTGAATCTTACCATCATACTGTTTACGTGTAAACTTGATGATGTACTTTTTTTCACGCGCTATCATGGCGTAGATGACGTACTTTTTCATTTGCTACCTGCTTTAGGTTTGTATGGTTGAACTTTCTTTTTCTGGTAGGTAATGGCAATAGTGAGCCTTAACCCACAGAGGTCAAGTACAAGGTTCATCCTGTAATAATTATTTGTTTAGTGTAAGTATGTTGCAGGCCTCCTGCAGTGCATCAAGCCCTCCGCCGTAGGTAAGCCATAGCTCCAGATGCCATTCCATTTCCATTTTGAAAATGGCGTTATCCTTAATATTTGGGTCGCTGGCAAGCCTGTAATTTTCAAGATACCAGTACTCCTGGTACTCAATTGCCGCCTCTGGCTTCATCTTCGCTGATTATGTTTTCATCTTCATCTACGATAGGGGCATTCTTCAGCTCGCCGCTGATCCACATCCAGAGCGCGCAGAAGCAGATAACACATACAATTGCATTTGTCATGGTTGAAAAAATTTGGTAGTTAATGCCGGCACTAACGCTACCGGCTCGCGACCTGTACCTCACAGGCTACTACGCAGTTCAGAAAGCAGGCAGCGCGCATTGCCTGCTGAATCATCGTTGCTATATTCCTCGCATGATGTTGCACGGGTTACAGGATTCGAACCTGTATCGCCGGTTTTGGAGACCGGCATTCTAAACCGTTGAAATAAACCCGCGTGTAAGCCGCCAATTTCCTCCCCAGGCCCGTTGAAACCAATCCGGTTGAAACCTTGATTCTATTAATGTTATTTAATTGTTTGAACGGTATCATGGCGGCTTAACTATTTTAAAGAACTCAGTATAGTCCTGAAACCTTACTTAACTCCCTGTCCACATCTTCCTGCGACATGTTTGCTTTACCATACACCCGCATGATGGTAATTGCTTTTTTTCCAATGAAGTTTTCATCATGAAAAAGAACATCCACCGTCAGGGAATATTTACCATTCAGCTCTCTGTCTGTAAGACGTTTTATGAATACCTCCTTAGCTATTGGTATATCGACACCGTGAATCATTTCCTTATTGGAAAACGGCACACATAGTTCCCATTCATCTGCCTCTATAGCTGCAACATCCTTAAGGCTCAT